TGCTTGGAAGAACCCTGGTGCGGACTGTGCTAATTGTGCCTGTGCCAACTGCGCTTGCAACTGGTTCTGGCGCTCTCTTGCGTAGTCCTGTGCCACGATTCCCGTGGTCACATCGCCCAATGCCCTGCCATAAGCCTCAGAAGCCCCGCCAAGGGCACGTTCCATTGCGCCTGACCCGTAGCGTCCAGCGCGGGAATAAAGGCTTGCAACGCCCGGCAATACCTGCTCTCCGAACTGCTGTGTTAGGGGGCGGGTAGCCGCCTCAATCATCTGTTGTTGGTAGGGCGAGCCTGTAAGGAACCCACCGGCAGCCGTTTGTCCGACCTGTCCCAAGGATTGCAGATAGGCTTGTTGGGCTTGACCTAGTAATTGTTGCCCTGCACCAGCCGCCGCCTCTTGTTGGGCTAACGCCTGTTGGGTTTGGGCAGAAGGGGTGACGTACATCTGTCCCTGATACATGGACGGTTGCGCGCCGAAGAACAGTTGTTCTGCCCTCTGCAAACCTTTGGTGAGGTAAGGGACAAGGGCAGGGTCAATTTTTGAGCCACTAGCCACGCCCGTCTGTGGGAGAACAGCGGGCAAAGCACCCATTCCTGGGGCGGTGTCTGGGATTACATTACCGAAAGCGTCAACTGCCATAGTGTCACCTATTATAAAGATTATCCAACCAAAATGTAAGCATAAGTCTTGTTCGCCGTGGTATTGGCAAAGTGACTTATCGTTGCCTGTCCTTGCTGTTGGGCAGAGACGTAAATGTTCGAGTACGTTGCCGGTGCTACATAGTTAACCGTGAGAATTACCGACGGGGTTGAGGGTCTAGTAGGGCTGGTTTGCGCGGCTAAATGTTCAATCTTACAATCCGTATCCGTAGATGCCCACGCTAGTTGCACATAGTCATCTGCTTGGAGTTCTATAAAGAAATTAAGCGCGGCAATTAGGTGACCGTCAGTTCCACCGTGGCTGTTAGGCACAGAAAACTTGCTGTTACTGCCAGCGACATTAGAAGCCGCACCTCCTCCGCTACCCTTCTTGAACCATATATCTACGTCTTGAATGGCAACGTCTGCGTTAGCAAACTGGATGCTGAACGCAATGTTATATATCCCGTAAGACTTGACCCGAATCTTGTTGGTACTCTCTACCGAAACCCCGTTAGAGTAGTCGGTGGTGTCGTAAGAAATAATGTACTCGTTGGTGGTCGTCGTGGCCGTCTGGTCAGTCGTGTCCTGAAACGCACCGTAAGGCGCAGAGTCAGCCTCTGCCGCGTCCGAGAACGGAATCAGGATAATTTTTGTATATACAGAAATGCGCTCGTCTATCAGGGTCGTGGTCGTGGCGTTGCCCGTAGCAATGGTAATAGTCCCCGTGTTATTGGACTTGCCGTTCATCAGGTTGTTGACCACCTCGGAAATATCCCTTGGTGTCCCACCTTGGTAGGGGAGAACACGAAACATTACCGTGTTCCCGCCTCTTGGATGTCCACATCTATCCCAATAGCCGTTGTCCAGTTGCCAGACGGTTCCACCCGAATCCTGTGATACCGCCCGTAAGACCGCAGTCCTATGCGGTTCTCGGTACTAGCCGCCACAGACGAGGAGAACGAAATCGCGTCACTTAGGGTTTTGCGCGATGCAATAGCCGCACTCGCAGAGCCATCGTCCACCATTGGCTTGACCATCGTAACCATCGACTGTCTGCCCTGAACCTCGATGTCGGCAGTATCAATCGTTGCCGTCTTGGGGGTTCCCGTAAAGGTAATGAGTTTTGACCCCTTTACCCCTAGCAGTAGAAGTTTCCCGCCTAGCCATGTCCGGCTGTCCAGAGGAATAGAAAGCGCATCAAGACTCGCACTAAAGTTGTCCAAGTCATCTAGCGTCAACGATGGTGTGCTAACTGGCGCAACACGGCTTGCCGTAGAGTCGGCGTATGACCACCGGCCTGTTGGGATGTGATAGACCAGCGCACGGTAGTCCAAGTCCGTAGACGGATAACCCCAGATGATTAGGTTATTGATTGGGTCTACCGCCGCACTCATGGTGCTTAAAACGTCTTCCCGTAGGGTGTTAAAGAAGTACCGATTGACCTTTTCCGCACCGATATTCTTGATATTCGTGCCGTCACAGGCGTAGAACCCGTCATCAGACAAGAAGTAAGTAATCCCTTGCCATTGGATGACCGAGTTCGGCTCGTAGCACCCACGGTTCCTAGCGATATTGTCAAACTGGAATATCAGCGGGGTTCCAACATAGGACATCCGATGGATACTGCGCTCAAGCAAAATTAGCCCAAACTCGCCACCCGTAACCCCTTGCACAGAGCCGCCGTCAGGGATGTCTTGGAAGTCAGCTTGAGTTGTAGCCGAAGTCGTCCATGTCTTTTCGTTGTTAATACCAGACCATTGGACTCGGCTTCTGTTGCTACTCTGAAAGCCAGTAACCACGAAGTCGCGCACCACGGTGACAAATTTTGCCTTGGGTGCGTCTGCCGCCAAGTCTGCAAAGGTTGTCCCGCTAAAAATGTCGATGTACTGCATGGTGTTGGACTCGTTAGCCGCAATCAACGATGTCCCAAACTGCGTGAATTTCCAACCAGTCGTACCGCTATAAGTCGTTGCCGAGATGTCGTCGAAGGCAAACGTTGAGGTATTCAGCTTAAATAACTTGGTTGTCCCCGCCGCGTAAATTGTCGTGTTGTTGCTAGAGTTCTTGGTCGCCACCGCGTTGGTTAAATCTTGCGACGCAGCAGAGGAATAGTCCACCTCTTGCGGGAACGCGCCGTAACCAACAGCCTTTGGAAAGCAGTTTTTAGCGGTGGTCAATGCGCCAATCACTCCTGGCTGGTCAGGCAACCACTCGCCAAAAGTTATCCGATTTGTACCCATGTATTGCTTCCCGAAGTTTGTTGTGTCCAAGTGTTGCTCTGCACAGAGATGTCCGACCATGTATTTGCCTGGTCAGCAACTAACGCCCACTCATCACCCATCTTGTAAGCCGCACAGACAAGTTGTGCGTTGCTAGAAATACTTGCCGCCGCATCCACCACATAACCAGCAAGGGCGGTTAGGCTACCCGACGCAATAATCGAATCAGACGGGCCGAATGTGGCATTAGCCTCGCCACTCATAAAGCCCTGTGCGCTGATTAGCCCATCCACGACCCTGAACCGCACCGCGTCTGCCGCCATCGTCCCAGCAGCGTCTATTGCGCCGGTAACGTGTTGTATTCTTGCAATTAATGCAGAGACATTACCTGCGGCGACTATAAATCCTTCTACACCTGATGTTACCTGTGGCGATGAACTTACGGTTCCCACAGAAGTTACCGCACCGTCAGCGTACAGAACGCAAGTAGTCGTTAGAGTCCAGATGGAGTCGTCTAGCGAGTACGGAAGTGCGTCTAGGTTTCCCCCGAATAAATCTAGTTGTTCGAGGGTAAACGGGCCGCAAACATCTGCTGGCATCTTAGTCTAAGGTGACCGTCAGGTTGCCGCTAGAAATCTTGAGGATGTCGCCGTTGTCAATCGTCTTGGAAGTCGTCAACGGTGTGTGCATCAACAGGTTTCCGCTAGTCAATGCGTCTAAAAGTCCCAAGTGCGTAATCGTGCCCCAAGAGCCGGTTGCCTGTGGGAAAGTTACGTCCGCAGAGGAGGTAACGATTCCACCCGAAGCCGTGGTCACGGATAGGGTCTGGCGGGCATACGCGCTGCCAGTACACTCGGTTCCAGAGCCAGCGTCTGTTGGGTCACTTAAAAACAGCCCAACGTAGACCGTTGAAGGGGATGTGTAGGAAGTATTGCGGAGAACGTGGTCAAGAACCTTGTTTTCCAGATAGTTTGAAAATTCAGCCATATTTACCTCGTTGTGACGGTCATAACTAAGGGAACACCAGAGAACTCAGACTCCTCGTCCGAGGTGTTAATGCGTGTAACTGATTGGTTGTAAAGACTCGACCACGTTTGTGTACGCGGGTCGTTCATTAGGTACGGCTCTGCCTCTAGCAGGGTTGCGTACAACAATGCGTCTGGGTAGTTAGCCAAGAACTCATTAGTAGCCGTTGTAGACGACAACTCCGTGGGCTTGGAGTAATACAGCATCTGCAAGACGTAGGTAGAGTCAGGCTTTGGCGCAAACTCCATCTCGTTACCACGCATCGTGTAAAACACAGGCAACCCCGACTCGTCTGCACGGGAGTTGCTAGAGAAGATAGCTGGGGAGATATAACTTAGAACTGTTCTTGGCGCTCCCTGAATAAACACATCGCGGATAGACAAGAAGTCGGTAGGTAGCCCAATCGTCGGGTCTGCAACCACCATCGTTGTGGTAGCCGTTTTCAGCATCCGGCGGGTGCGAATGTCCCGAGATAGGCTC